TGTAAAATATATGAATAAATTAGAATTTCCATTAATATGTACAATAAATGAAGATACAAAAACAAAAAATTATAATAATTAGCTTGGAATATATTATGTAGATAAATATACATTAGAAGATTTAATAGAATTTCAAAAGGTAGATTATGATATAATTGAAGGAATATATTTTAATGAAGGATATTTTCTCAAGAACATTGAGGTCGACTCTCGGCCCTGCGTAATTCAACGAGCTCGAATCATGAGACATAGAGCGAGAATAGAAAAATGGAGTTTAACTTTTATCTTTGAATTAGAAGAAGATTTAATTTCTCCTGCTAATTTAAATGAAATGATTGCTGATTCTGGAAGAAGATCTGGAATTGGAGATTTTAGGCCACAAAAAGGCGGTCCTTTCGGAAGGTTTATAGTTACTGAATTCAAAGAACTATAAGGCGATGCAGGGTCCGGTCGGGTAAGTTGGGGTCGCGCTTGGCGGGGTTTTGTTAGGCACCGTCCGGTATGGTAATGTAAGGGTATTTTTTAATTAGAAATACAAAAAGTAATTCGATCTTCGTGGCTATAAGTTTTTGTGCAGTACAAACTCCACACTTGGCCATCGTCAATGAAACAAACTCCATTAAGTGCGTCGAGACATGCTTTGATATAATTGTCCAAATCAGGACGCGTGGTTTTTGATGTTCCCCACAAAGTTTTGTTTTTAGACTTCACATAGAAATTAACCGCCACCGAAACGGGTCCATCAAGCGGAGCCTTACAAGTCTGCAAAGCATGAAGTTTAATTAATTTTTCAAACGCTACGGTTTGCGCTGGCGTATAAAATTTGCCGAATTTTCCCGCCCTCGCTCTTTCCTTCGCAACAGGTTTAATCTCAACCGAGAAAGAAATTGTTTTTTTCATTTGACGTCCCCACCAATGCCCATTATTTACACATGCCGTGGGGACAAAATCAATTGCTATTGCTAATAAAGGACGTCGGAAGCACCTCTGTTCATCGTGCCAGGGCTTACCTATCTCTGATAGGCCGGCATTATCGAATTGCAAGCCTTGTAGAGCTGAGGGTGCGGCTTTCTATAGAAAGAGTAAAATAGAGTATCACCGTCAGGAATCTAGAAATCACTACTATAAAAACAGAGATCACTACCTCTCGTCTTCAAAAGAGTGGAGACAAAGAAACAGGGAAAGAGCTTTGTTTATTCAGAGAGAAAACTATAAAAAAAGAAGTTCTACGGAAGAAGGTAGAGAAAAAATGCGTCAGGAGGCAAAAGCTTATTATTATAAAAATAAAGAAAAGAGAATGGAGTATAGAAGGAACCGCGTATTTGGACAGGCTGGTGAATATAAAGAGGTGTGGTCTACTTTGGTTCTTCTAGAAAAAGAGATCGCAAAACTTAAAAAAGGAGAAAATTTATGTCTAAAAAATTAGAACTTACAGCAGAGAATTTAAAAAACCAATTATGGGAAAACGTCCTCTTGGTTAAAAGCAAGAATCTTTCGCCACAAGAAGCAAACGCAATCGCTTCTCAGAGTCGAGAGATCATAAGAATCGTTCGAACTCAAATGGTCATGGATCAAATGAAAAAACCTTCGAATAAACTTTTATTAAAATAACCCGTGCGCGCTTATGTGTACGAAAACAGGAGAAATGTATTATGGCTCACAGTCATCATTCTGACGAACAGTGGGAAAAGTGGATGTCAAGGCGACATAGTGGAGATATGTCTTCAAAAGACGTTTCAGAAGCTTCAGGCCTAGGCGAAGGTTCTGTAAAAATGCGCTATAGAGCGTGGAGACTTAAAAATGGTCATGGTCTTCAGAGACCAGGAAGAAACTTTAAAAAGAACTCAACTCGGATCACTTATGACGTAAATGTGAAGCCGAAGAATTTTACAGAGGTTCCGCTCATTCAAGCTTCTACGGATTCTGATCAATGCATTATTATTCTCGCAAAACGATCTCAACTCAGTTTAATCTTGGGTGAACTCAATGCAAATCGCTAGAGTATTTTTCGATGTGAATATGGGGAAGAATTTTAAAGGCCTTTTACAGATCTGTCATCGGGCTGGAGTGAAACCATAGGCCAAGGGTGACTCTTATGTCGTGTTTGTCAATAAAGCGCAAACCCGATTTAAGCTCTTGGTGAGTAACACTTACTTGATCTATCATGACAACAAAAATAGACGCTTTCCGCTTGATGCAATTCAACATTTGCCACAAGCCTTTACTGGGACTAATTTTGAGTTTTCAAAATCAATCGAGAAGCTTTTGCGAGACAAACAAATTACTCTAAGGAATTAAAGATGAAAAAAGAAGAAAACAAAATACCAGTCCTGATAACAACGGACTCAACCAAACGCGGAGTATTCTCGGGATTTATCAATCCTGCAGATACTGAAAAAGAAATTCTAACAGTCGAAGAAATGCGAATGTGCGTTCGCTGGTCGGAAGATATGAAAGGAGTTCTAGGCCTTGCTTCAATGGGCCCAAGTAAGTCGTGCAGAATTTCTAAGGCTGTAAAAAAGGCGACGCTCTCAGGAGTTACGGCGGTGATTGAACTTAGTGACGAAGCTCTGAAGAATTGGCGCAAAGAACCTTGGGGTTAATATGAGAAAAACCTTACTAAGCCTCGCTGCGCGAGGCTACGGCAACGGCTACGGCTACGGCGACGGCGACGGCTACGGCTACGGCGACGGCTACGGCTACGGCAACGGCGACGGCTACGGCTACGGCAACGGCGACGGCTACGGCAACGGCTACGGCTACGGCAACGGCTACGGCTACGGCAACGGCAACGGCAACGGCAACGGCAACGGCAACGGCTATTAGGTATCTATCTAACTAACAAAGGAGAGGTATAACGATAATGATATATTTACTATATGCAATATTGATTATCTGTATTATAATAATAATTATCGAGATTATAAAGTTAAAACGGGACGGGGATTAAATGTCGGAGTATCTTAATATTGACTGTAATATTTATATGAAATCCGTCCCCGATAAATATTTTGATATCGCGATCGTCGATCCTCCGTACGCGCTCAAAGTATCAAATAAAATGTATAAAGAAAAATATAATTATAGACAATGGCCAAAAAAAGAATGGGACGAAAAGATCCCCGAACAAAGTTATTTTGACGAGTTATTTCGGATCTCCAAAAATCAAATAATATGGGGAGGAAATTACTTTATAAACCGAATAAAAAAGAATTCAAAATGCATTCTTATTTGGGACAAAGGACAAAGGGAGTTATCCTTTCTCGCGGACGGAGAAATGGCATGGACGAGTTATACGAACGGATTACGAATATTCTCATTCTCTCGGGGATTAAACAATTCAAAAAACAGATTACACCAAACGCAAAAACCGATCGAGTTATATTTATGGATCCTGGAGAAATTCGCAAAGCGCGGGGATAAAATATTCGACTCTCACGTCGGATCGGCCTCGTCTTTGATCGCGTTCGAAGAACTCGGATTCGAATACGTCGGATGCGAGATCGATCCCGATTATTACAAAGAATCCAGGGAGAGACTCGAAAAATATAAAAGTCAAAAACGATTATTTTCGATCGAGACTATACAAAATGATTTATTCGCGGAGGCAAAATGACGGGAATAAAACTCGAAAAAAAGAATTTTAAACAATTAAAAAAGATCCTGGACGATACGTTCGAATATTACGTCCGAGTACGCGATAACTGGACTTGTATAATATGCGGAGTATATATCCCGAATAATAAAAAAGAAATGCACGCGGGACATTTTATCGATCGAGGTATAACCGCGACGCGATGGCACGAAAAAAACGTTAACGCTCAATGCGCGATCGATAACGCTCGGGAACATTTTTCAAAAAATAAAGTCCCGTACACTTTAAAAATGATCGAGAAATACGGAGCGGGGATCCTGGAGGAACTGGACGCGGAGTCAAAAAAACCCGTCGGAAAAATCAATAAATCTTATTTTATAGAAAGGATATATTTTTATCAAAATAAACTCAAAGAGTTATGGGGAGAATTATTATGATTATCGAGGAGTTAAATACTGAGAAAGTTATTTAATAAATACTTTTATCGTATTTTTACGTTTACATTAATTATAGGTTATTTGATATTCGAGCCGATAATAAATAATTTTGTTTATTACGGACAAATAATCAAAGAGAACGAAATATTAAAAATGTCCCTCCAGGGAATCGGAGGAGGGATAACCGAGACGATCGATCTCGCAAAGTATCGAGACGATACGAAACTCGTCCAGGCCTGGATTAACGAGCATGGAATCCTTGAGTATAACTGGAAATATAATAATATTTGTTATCCCGTATTCTCTTTCGAGGATACGTTTATCCGATCCGAGAAAGGATGGAGACTCCGTAACGGAAAATGGGAAAATCACGCGGGAATCGATATCGTCTCGAAATACGATTTACGAGTCAAAGCGGGAAACGACGGGATCGCGCGGACTGGATTTAATAAATATCTCGGATATTATATCGTAATTCGCGGGAAATATTTTACGACGTTATACGCGCATTTATCCCTGGTAAAAATAAAGACGGGAGATCCCGTATTCAAGGGAGATCTTATCGGTATTATGGGGACGAGCGGAGACTCCGAGGGGATACATTTACATTTTGAGGTATTTTACCGCGGGGAGAATTGTAATCCAGTATCGACGACGACCTTTCGAAAAAAAGTCGAATTATAAATGACTATATTTTGAGAGATGTATTCTCTCGTTAAAATATAGATTTTAAATTTGTTTACGGTCAAAGCGTAAAGAGTAAATGAACGTCGTATTATTAAGGGATTCAAAGTATAACGGGAGATTAACCTCTCCCGCTATTTTATCAGAATCGAGAAAGACGAGAAATATTTTAATATTACCTCAAAGCGTATAAAAGACGCTCAAGATAAACTATTTGAAAAGACCGAGAGGGAGACACTCCAGGATAAAAATATAATAGATTTATTTGACAAATCCTTATATATCAATTAAAATATATTCGGGAATGAATAACATTGATCTCTCTCCAAATATTAAAAAACCTCTTAAAAAGAAAAAACACAAAAAATCAAAAAAAATATCTCAAGGATTTAAGGTCGGACGTCCCTCGGATTATCGTCCCGAATACGCTCAAATGATGATCGATTATTTTAACCGCGTCCCGTACACCGTCAAGGGAAAGAAAGAGATCCCCGCGGATTATCCGACGATCGAAGGATTCGCTTGTAAAATAATGATCGCTCCGAAAAATCTCCGAGACTGGACGGATAAGCACGAGGAATTTCGTACCGCTTATGAATACGCAAAGTCAAAGCAAAAAGAAATTTTGATCGCGAACGGGATCCGCGGTAACTATAATACGTTATTCGCAAAGTTCGTCGCTATTAACGCAACGGATATGCGGGAGCGCGTCGACGTCGAGCATTCGGGAGAGATCACGATTATAAAACAACTCGAAAAGTTATCACTTGAGGAATTAAACAAGTTAAATGACAAATACGAAAATGGATCCAAAGAGTAATTTAATATCAAAAATCCTTATCAAAAGACAAATCGCGATCGTTAAATCCCGAGCGTCTTTTTGGAATTTTTGTAAATCGATCCATAATTATCGAGAGGACTGGACTCATTTAAAAACTCTTTGCGATACCTTGCAATTATTTTACGAGCGTAAACTTGTAAACAAAAAGACCGATAAACCGTATCGAAAGTTAATGATAAATATTCCTCCGAGGCACTATAAAACGAGGACTCTCGTACTCTTTTCGGCCTGGACGCTCGGGAGGAACTCGAAAGAGAGAATAATCTCGACCTCGTACTCGGACGATCTCGCGACCGAATTCTCCAGGTATACCAGGGACGAGATCTCCAGGGAAAAAACTTTCGATTTCGAGATCGTATACTCCGATATATTTCCGAATAGTAAACTCAAATACGGGGACTCCTCGTATCATAAATGGGCATTAGAGGGAGAGCATTTTAATTATAAAGGCGCGGGGATCGGATCCGCGATAACTGGACAAGGATGCACGATCGGGATTATCGACGATCAAATAAAAAATTTTGACGAGGCCGTTAACGAAACCGCTCTCGATAAAAAATGGACATGGTATACGGGGACGTATAAATCTCGACTGGAGGAAAATTCGATCGAGATTATTTGTATGACTCGATGGTCAAATAAAGATATTTGCGGTCGGATCCTGGACTCCGAGACCGAGCGCGACGACTGGTATATTTTATCTTTCGAAGCGTACGACAAAGAGACCGATAAAATGTTATGTCCCGAATTCCTCTCGAGAGAATCGTACGAGGAAAAAAGAAAAATAATCGAACCGTCCGTCTTTCTCGCTAATTATCATAATGTAACGATCGAGGAGAAAGGTCGATTATATACGGACTTTAAAACGTACGACGTCGCTCCCGAGGATCGCGCGGAGCGGAGACTCGCTTATATTGACACCGCGGACGAGGGAAATGATAATCTTTGCGCGATATGCGGAGTCGAGGTCGCGGGATCCTTTTATATCCTGGACGTTATATACACAAAAGAACCTCAAGAGATAACCGAGGATCTCGTCGCGAATATGATCGTTAACAATAAAATAAAAGACGTCAAGATCGAATCGAATAACGGAGGGAGAGCGTTCTCGCGTAACGTCGAGAGGATCGTCAAAGAGAGATATAAAAAGACGGATATAATATTCGAATCTTTTTTCCAGTCGAAAAATAAACTCTCCCGTATATTAACGAACGCGTCGAATGTTAATAAACGGATTATCTTTCCGATAGGTTATCAGTATAAATGGCCGATCTTTTATAAAGATATCGCGACCTTTATGAGATCAAAGCAAAATAAAAACGACGACGCTCCCGATACGTTAACGGGAATAATTGAGACGATCGAGGTTAATAATCGTCCCGTCTTTACAAAGGGGATAATGTGATGATATTAAAAACAAGCGGGAAAGATCCGAAAGAGTTTATAATTGACGATGAGGATTACGATAAAATAAAAGATTATAAATGGTACTCAAATAAACATGGACAAATATATCGAAGCAAATATAATAAACTAACTAAAAAAAATAATGGAATATTCTTACACCGCAAAATAATAACGGGAATAAAAAAGAGCGAATGTATCGATCATATAAATCATAATTGTTTCGATAATAGAAAAATAAATTTGAGGATATGTTCTTTTAAAGAGAATAAATATAATGTAACAAGATATAAAAATAACAAATCGGGATATAAAGGAATAGATTTTTATAAACCGTACAAAAAATGGAGAGCGCGAATTACAAAAGATTATAAACAAATATTTATCGGATTTTATGATAACAAAGAGGACGCGAAATACGCGTATAATAAAAAAGCGGAATTATTATTCGGAGACTTTGCATATTTAAATTAACGGGAGAAAATAAATGAATATCGACAAGTTAATAAAAGGATACGAGCGGAAAATAAAGACGTTATCAATTCACGCATTCCGAAACCGCGGGGAGATAAAACGTCTCAAGGCGAACGTTCAATTTTTGGAGGGATCTCGGGATATACTCTCGACGATGATAACGAACGCGTCCAGTAATTCCGAGGAGGAAGTCCGCGGAAATAATTTCGCGAATTACGCGTCTCAAATTAACGCGTTATATGATATGTATAACGGCCTCGCGAAATACGGATCGCACACCGTCCGAGGAATAATAAATATCCGCGTCGCGTTTATCGGAGGCGAGGGAATGTCCGTCGTCTCGGATAATCCCGCGACTCAAGATTATATAAATCGATTCCTCCAGGCGAACAAATTAAACGGATCTTTGTTAATCAATTTAATTAAAACGGGAGAACTCGAGGGAAAATGTTTAATGGTACTCGAACCCGAGACCTCGGACGAATATATCCGCGTTCGATTCGTAACTCATTATATAAATCCTTATACGGTAAACGTCTCCTCGGACGATCCGAATGAGATCGAATCCGTAACGTATAAACCCGATAAACAAAGTGAGAAAGAGGAGGAGATCGAAACCTATAAATGCGTTTACGTTAAACTCGGAGGATCTCCCGATAAGGTTAACGACACGTACACAAAAACGGGGACTTGTTTAACTCAAATTCAAAATTACGATCGAGCGTTATACGATCTCCGCGCGAATAATCATCTATTCGCGAAAATAACTCCGTATTGGAAGACGGCAACGCAAAGCGACGCGCAGATAATAAATAACGCGGTTAACAATAAAGAATGGACGATCGGTCAAGGATACGCGGGGAACGCGGATTTCTCTCTCGTATCTCCTCCGACGACCGCGCTCGAATGTATAAACGGAGAGATGCTCCTCAATATGAAAATTATCGCGACCGTTACGGGAATTCCGATACATTGGATGGCCTGGACGGAAATGTTATCGAATAGAGCGACCGCGGAGAATCTTCTCGAGGTTATTAACGCGCACACAAAAGAGGAGCGGTTAATTTGGATCGAATCGTTTACCGATTTAATCGATCGCGCTCGTAATATGGCCGTCGATAAGGGATGGGAATCGAACGAGATCCTCGAGGGATCGATACAAGTTAAACTTCCGACGGCGACGCTCTCCGCGTTAACCGCGATCCAAAATACATGGATCCCGTTAAAACAAGCGGGAGTAATATCGATGACGACGTTACGTAATCGGATCCCCGAAATAAATCCGATCGAGGAGGAGGAGTTAATTCGGATCGAGGTCGAGAAAGGTAAACCGATTCTCAAGGTCAAAAACGATTTAACGACTCCAGGATCGGAGGAGATTAAAGTCCAGGCCTGGAATAAATACGCGGGAAAAAATAGAAAGTTTTAATTAAATATTATATAACATTTTGAGAGGAGATCAAAAATGGGAGTTTTAAGGATGACGGATACGTCAAAGAGTTTTAACGAAAATCGAATCGTACTTATTAACAAGTCGATCTCGACGAGAGATATGATCCCCGCGAAACGATCGGTAACGGTCGAGGACGGAGTTAATCTTTTAAAAGAAATATATCCCGAGAGATTCGAGGAGAAAGCTATCCCCGAGACCGAGGCAAAGATTGAAATAATACCCGAGGACAAGGCCGAGGATCCTCCAGTCAAGAGTAAACGAGGGAGGCCAAAAAAATGATCGTAACACGAACGGAGGCCTCGTTAAAAGGTTTATCAGATATGATATCTTTTATCAATAAAACGTCAAAGACAAAAGAAATGACAATGGCCGAAATCGGATCGAACGCGGGATCGGGGACGGAGTTATTCGCAAAGAATTTTAAAACCGTATACGCGGTCGATCCCTGGAGCGACGATTTCGGAGGGACAAATATAAAAGAGTCCGAGGCGCATTTTGACGAGATCGTTAAAAAATATCCGAATATAATTAAATTAAAAATGACCTCGGAGGAGGCGGGAAAATTATTCCAGGATAACGCGCTCGACCTGGTATATATCGACGCTTTACACGATTATGATAACGTTAAACTCGATCTCGAGACCTGGATTCCGAAAGTAAATAAACTCGGATGGGTAACGGGACACGATTATTGGAGAGGAAAATTCGACGGAGTTATAAAGGCCGTCGACGAAATAATAAAAGAGAAAGCGTTATTCGCGGATGCGTCTTTCGCGACGCGACGATATAACGTTATTCAAAAGGATAAATAAAATGGACGATATAAACGAAAAGAATTATCGGAGTCTCGAATTACAATGTCTCGAGATAACCTCTCTTTCGACCGAGGAAATTCAAGGGATGATCGATCCCGCGACGCTCCAGGGAATAAAGGCCTCGGATCCTCATCCGTATTTTCAAGTTTATTCGATCGCACATGAGGGAGTATCCGAGCCGAGAATTATCGGGGAGGAATCCGTCCCGATAACCTGGACGAGACGCGCGATCCAGTCGATCAAAAACGCGATCAAAAAAGGAATTAAATTCTTTCTCGGTCATAACGAGGATAACTCGACGGAGGGACGGAGATCCCTCGGAGAGATCGTCGGTAACGGAGAAAAAATTATAAACAATAAATTACATTCTCTCGTCGTCGGATACTTTCCTCCAGGGACGAGAGACGAGGTTAAAAAATACGATATATGCTCTCAAGAGTCGACATGGGATTTTATAGAATCCGCGGGAAAGATATTCGCGGATAAAATCGAGGAATTAACGGGGATCGCTCTCGGTAACTCGGGAATCGATAAACCCGCATTTATAGGAGCGCGGAGACTCGGGACGCTCCAGGCATTCAACGAAAGCGATAAATCGGATTACTCCGATAAAAATATTAAAAACGATAGGAGATATCAAATGACATTCGAGGACGTAAAAAAGGCCGTCAAAGATTTAAATATCTTTGCATGGCAATTATTCACGATCGAGGAGATCAAAAACGACAAAGAGTACGGGAGATTTATAACGGAGAATGAGAATCTCTCGAAGACGTTAAAAGACAAAGAGACGGAGATCTCGACGGTTAAAAGCGAGTACGAAAAGAAAGTAAATGAATTAACGAAAGATAAACTCGCGACGACCGCAAAGACGAGACTCGCGGATCTTATATCTAAAAACGAGATCGTATTAACGGATAATCAAAAAAAATTCGTTACGGATAATTTATCTATTGATAAACTTGAGGATTTATCCGACGACGGATTAAAAAATTACGTTAACGGTCAAATCGACATTTATCAGAAAGTCGCCTCGGTTATCAGTCCCGAATCGGTCATTAAAACAAAATCGGGAGACGGAGTAAAATCGGGAGGATCCGATATCGACGTAACAAAAAAACAAAATAACGAATTACTCAAGGATGATTATATCCCCGCGTAATTCGAAAAAAAAGAAAGGACAAAGAAATGTTTTATCCAAAAGATAACGTAATTTATGACGAACTATGGGACGTAATAATCGCGGGATCCGCGGTCGTAAAAGGCCAGGCGACCGTTATTCAAGACGTATTCGGTTTTTATTTTAACGACGGAGCGATCGACGATGAGGTCGCGTTCGTTTATAGAATGAGACAAGTATACGCGGACAAAAATACGGGATCCGCGGGAGACGCATTCCTCGCGGGAGACAAAGTATTTTATATCGTCGCGACCGATACGGTATCTCCGACACCTACGGGGACTCCAGGTACGGACTCATATTTTTGCGGATGGGCAAAAAAAGACGCGGGAGCGTCCGACGACACCGTTTTAATCAATTTCGACGGTACTCGTTACGACGAGACTCTATAACAAAATAAAAAGAAAGGAAAAAAGAAATGAATAAAATTATATCTGCAAACGATAATTTATTTTTCGATAACGTCGAAAGAGCGTCGAATGGGGATCCGATCGCGAACGCAAAAATTAAGGTCGCTCTCCAGGCATTCCTTGACGAGCCGAAAGTTATCAAATCAAAAAAACTCCAGGGATTCGGAGTATCGACGGATCTCGCACAGTTAACCGCGGACGCGTTTAACGTAAATATACAGCAAGATAATTTCGATCTCGGATACGAACAAGCATTCCGAAAGATCGCTCTCGGTCAAGGCCAGGATTTTTGGGAAATATACGAGGCGGGAAATTCCTTGACATTTATGAGAGTCGAGGAAGGCCAGAGAATCGAACAAGCGGGGATAACAGGATCCAAAGTAACCGCGTACGTCGATTATTACGGAGGCGCGATCGGCTGGACGGATAAAATGATCCGATTCCGCAAAGTATCCTCGATGATCGATCTCGCTTTAGTTTTTAGAAATAAATTTTACGCGAATAAAGCCGATAATCATTACGCTCTATTGAATACGGCTGGAGCGTTAAACGTTACACCGTTCGACGCGACGGGAGCGTCCGACGCGGAGGACGTTATAAAGACAATAAATAGCGCGATGTATGCTCTCGGAAATAGAAATAGAAATAAAGGATACGGGGACACCGCAACCGCGCCGATGGTTATATACGCTTCTCCCGCGGACGAGGCAAGGATCGAGGGAGCATTCCGCTCTCTAACAAATAACACAATTACGGGACTCTCGACCGTAATCTCGGGATTAAGGAACGTACAGAGGATCTATACCTTTAATTCAAATATCGCGGTAAATCATCCGATTATTTGTTTACCAGGTAACAAAATCCAAATGGCCGAGGCATTGCCTCCGACGACATATAACTCGTCGATCGATCCGTTAACCTTGAATAATTATCAAGCCGTATGGTCGATTTACGGAGCCGTCGTCGCCGACACCGATCAAGTACAGAGATTCGATCTCGTTTAATTAGAAATAATTATCCGAGTTATTATTCCGAGGATCCTCGCGATCCTCGGGATATTTTATAAGAGGGAGAATTAAAATGTTAATAATAGGTACGAACTCGTACGTTACGTTAACCGAGGCGAACGATTATTTATCTTATAAATGGGGAGCGACGGCCTGGAGCGGATTAACGGACGCGAATAAAGAAATATTACTCGTATCCGCGTATCGATGGTTAAACGCGTCAAGCGAAATATCTCTCCCCGCGGTCGCGACGGACGCGGTTAAATACGCTCAAATCGAACTCGCATGGTATCTATATAATCATTATAGTGAACACGAAAAAAGATCCGCGCTCGTATCTCAAGGCGTAACGGATTTTACGATATCGAAATTTTCGGAAAGTTTAACAAAGACGGGACTCCCCGAATACGTCAAAGAGTTATTATCGGGACTCCTCGTCGGAGGCCATAAAATAGTCCAGTTAAAAAGATCGAACGATTAAAGAAAGCGTAAAATGGGATTCGAGAGAAAGTTAACCGATATATCAAATCAATTATCCGAGATCTCGCAAAAGATAAAAGACAAAGTAAATATAATAGCGACGACAACGAATACGGATCATAACTACTGGACGAAAATCTCCGAATCTTTGAGAAAGGATTTCGAGGATCTCCGCGGAACGTACGCGGAATGGATCGAGGCGAATCTCCCCGATATATATAACGACGCGCTCTCGGGAGCGATCAAAGATATAAAACGGATCGGGATAAAAGGCCTTGATAATATTAAATATAATACGCTCGTCAATTCGTCCAGGTCAAAAAGTGATATACAAATACTCCTCGAGGATTCGTTAAACTCAATGTATCTCGGACTCGACGGAGGAGAAAAAACTCTCAATAAACTATTAAGATTAACGCAACAAAAACTAATTGACGAATCGAAAGTAAACGAACTTATCGAGAAAGGATTTCTCGAGGGAGGCGAATCTCTTATAACTGGAGATCTCGTCGGAGAGGGATCGATTTACGGAATCCGTCGTAAATTGCAAAATGAGTTATTAAAACAAATGAACGAGGAGAAATTCGTCGAGGTTATAAATATAAACGGAGAGATAATGCGATTCGATCCCGCTTATTACGCGGAGATGGTCGCACGTACAAAGTTTATCGAATCGACCTCGTACGCGACCGTTAACGTCGCAAAAGAGGTTAACTCGGATCTCGTCCAGGTATCGAGTCATAACGCGGACGATTGCGAAATATGCGGAGAATACGAGGGAAATATTTATTCGATCTCGGGAACGGATCCCGATTATCCTCCTCTTGAGGAAGTCCCTCCATATCATCCTAATTGTCGACACGTTATAACAGTTTATATAAAAGAGATCGAGGAAGTCCGCGCGGAAATGGAGGTCGTATGATACTCGGATTTAACGACGTCAATAAATATAAAAGTACACAAATGAAAAAACCCGAATTATCGGGATTCGTTCTCGCCTTGAAAGATATTAAAAAATTAAAAAGAGAATCCAAAAACAAAGAGAATAAAATAACGACGTCTCAATTATGGGAGTATTTCGATCGAATGGGTATAATCCGAGATATGAAAATCGTTCTCGGATCTTTCGATAATATAAAAGATAAATGGAAAGGCGAACCCGCGTTTATAATCGGAACGTCAAAAGGACTCCAGGGATTCGACCTCAATAAGTTAAACGGTTTACACACGATCGGAATAAATCATATTATCGAGGATTACGATAAACTCGAATGGTTAATTTTTCTCGATCAAAATTTTTTAAATACGACGACGTATAATCTCGATAATTTTAAAGGTCGGATATTTTGTTCAAATCGAGTAAATCTTTTCGGTGATAACGTTACGAGATTTTTACCGAAAGGATATAATCCCGATATTAAACCCGATCTCAATATTGAGAACGGATTATTTAACGGAACATTAACGGGACTTTGCGCTCTAAATCTCGCTTTGATAACTGGAGCGGATCCGATATATTTACTCGGAATGGACGGGAACGATACGGAGACTCCCGAGAGTTATCATTACAAAGAGGATTATCCGAATGAGGTCAAAGAGGAAAGAAAGTTTATTAAATATAAAAACGCGGTAAAATATTTTAAAGAGTTTACTCCCTGGAAAGATCGAATTATTAACGTATGTCCGACGGGAAAAATGGATTATTTTAAAAAGATCGGATTTTCGGATATCGATTTTGACAAAATACGTAAAATAAAAAAAGTATCGATCGTCCAGGATCCAGTTATTTGTCACGTAATCGGAATGAATACAATGGACGAGATGGGAGATATATCCCGATATATTTTTGATAAAACTCTCGGACGTCATATTTATTGTAATATCGACGACCCGAATCCTCCGAAAGCGGATATATACCTCGTCGAATGTTTTTTAAACGGATATAATAAATATATAACCTGGAGGAAACCTTATTATAACTCGAAAATTATTTCGTTAATTCACTCGTACGGACGGACTATGCCGAATGATAATTCGAATAAAGTCGTTACGTTAACGGAGGCCTGGAAAAATGAAATGATCTCGAGAGGTTATCGATCCGAGATGATATACGGAGGGATCGATCAAAGTCATTATATATACGATATAGATTATACGAATAAACGATTCGGTCGAGTAACGCGGAACGCTCCGAGTAAAATACACGCGGAATGGAATAATATCGTAAAAAGGATTTTACTTAAATACGAGGACGCGGAATGTTATATGGTCGTCCCGAATACGACGGGGACTCCTCCGTTAATACATCCTCGAATGACGTACGATACGTCAATAAAAATAAACGAAAGCGAAAAGAAAGCGCGAACGCTCTCTCGATTATCAGTATACGCGGACGCGCATGGATCCTTTATTGAGACTTTTAACGTCTCTTTCCTCGAGGGAATGTCCGCGGGACTCGCGGTCGTTATGTTACGGACGAAAGGTACGAAAGCAATGGAGGAACTTCTCGGAGGAGCGGGGATCGTATGCGACGATATAATTCAATTCGAGAAAGAATTAACAGATTTATTAAACGATACGGAACGAAAGCGGGAACTCGGTCAAAAAGCAAAGAGACGCGCTCAAGAGTTCTCGTATCAAAAAATGGTCGATAACTGGAATAAATTATTTAAGGATATAATAAAATGAATGTCGCGATTATAACTCTCGCGAGAGCGGGATCGAAACGAATACCAAAAAAGAATATAAAATTATTTTGCGGAAACCCGCTTATATACTGGACTCTCAAGGACGCATATTATACGGGATATCCTCATTACGTCGTAACGGATTCGAAAGAGATTAAAAAGATCGCGGAGAGTTTTAAAGCGATCGTAATCGACGAACCCGAGGAGTTCGCGGGAGACGATCATAAAACGATCGAGACGATGAGATTCGTCGACGGGATTGTCAAGGCCGATATTTACGTTATACTCCAGGCGACGAGTCCGATCCGAGATCCGAGACTCGTAAAGGAATGGATCGAGCATTTTATACCGTCCGAATTCGAGAGCGCGTTCTCGGTTTATCAATGTCCCGATAAATATTATTATATCGGAGGACTTCCGATAAATTTCGAATTTAGTAAAAAGAAAGGCAACGAAACGGATCGAATGCCGATATATTACGAGAACGGATCTTTTTATATATTCCGTCGCTCGATCCTCGATCACGATTATATAATACGCGAGCCGTATAATCAATATCTCGATAAATTCGGATTCGATATCGATGAGGAGATCGAATGGAAAATCGCGGAGAATTTTTATAAAAATATCCTGGAGAAAAAATGAGAACGAAGTTTATAGCGGAGATCGGATATAATCATAACGGGGACGAGGAGATCGCTCGACAACTAATTGACGAGGCGAAACGACTCGGATTCTTTGCGGTCAAATTTCAGAAATGGGATCTCGAATCTCTCCCGAAATGGAAACGGGAGGAATGTCGACTCCCCGAAAATTCTTTCGGAGATACTTATTACGAGCATCGTAAATTTCTCGAATTCGATAAAAAGCAATTAACGGGACTCAAAGAATACGCGGAATCGAAAGGACTTGAATTCGTATGCTCGGGAAAAAATCTCCAGGCGTTCAAAGATTTAATCGATATAAAAATCGACTGGATTAAACTCCCGTCTCAAAGATATTCGGATCTTGACGTTTACGAGTATCTTATATCCGAGCGTAAAAAAAGACCGTTTAAAATAATAGTATCGACGGGGATGATGTTCGATTACGAGATAATAAATTCGGACTGGATTAAAGAGGCCGATATTATAATGCATTGTATATCAAAATATCCCGCGGAGATCCTGGACGTTAATCTCGCCTGGATGAGATCGACGGGATTTTATAACGGATATTCGTCTCACGAACGCGGAGCCGAGGCCGTTAAATACGCGGTTATTCTCGGAGCGGAATATATCGAGCGTCATTTCACTTTAAATAAGAATATGAAAGGATCCGATCATTCAATTTCGAGCGATCCTCAAGAGATCGAGGAGTTATTCGAGGAGATCCGTCAAGTCGAAAGGATCCTCGGGAGCGATCGGAGACGTCCCGATGGCGACGAATTAAACGTCCGAGATACTTATAAAAAATTTTAAGGTTATAAAATGCAATTAAAAGAAATTGAGAAAATATGGGAGACAACGAATCCGATCACCGCACATATTAAAGCGGAGGGATATCTTATATCCGAGGAAAAAGTTATCGAGAGATTTATCGAGATCCTCCAGGGAGTCGACGTCCAGGATAAAACCGTCCTCGATTACGGATGCGGAGGAGGATATCTCGGAAAATATCTCCTCGGAACTGGACGGATTAAAAAATATATCGGCCTCGATATTGCCTCTCGGAGCGTACAAAGCGCGGACGAAAGATTAAAAGAATATCCGAATCGAGAAATAATAAAAATCGATATCGAGCGGATCCCCGAGTTTATAAATTATCCCTCGGATATATTTATCGCGCTCGCGGTTTTAATTCACTTTCCGACGGAGGAATTCGTCAAAGAGTTTTTAAATAAATTGAATAACTCAAATAATAAACTTGTTATCCTTGAGATCCGCGACCGAGGAATCGGAACGAAATTCAAGGATAATATATATAAAACTCATTTTGATTTACTTAATGCGTATATAACAGACGAAACGTATATAACGAGTTATCTAACGAACTATATACTCGAAAGAAAATCCGAAATACATAATAAATCTAATTGTCAAATACTTTATTATAAGAGAGTAAATATATGATCCCGAAAGGTTTAATCGTATCAATTCAAGGATATTCACAAAGTACGACTCAAGAGATGGCCGATATCGCGGTTAAAAACGGAGCGGTCGCGATCCGTACGGATAAACCGATCGAAATTGACGTCGACGTTATCGGTTTAATGAAATTTCGTAATAAAAAATATTATATAACGACCTCAATAAAGTCTATAAAATACGTATCTCTTGTTAACGATTTCGTCGCGATCGACTCCAGGCGAGGAAATAAATGCCTCCAGGAATTATATTTATTTTGTGAATCTCAAGGAATTCAAGTCGTCGCGGATATTGAAACTCTCGACGACGTTAAACATATCCTCTCTCTCGGACTCTCTCCCGCGTATATCGCGACGACGTTCTCGTTTTTAGAGAACATTCAACCGAATATCGAATTGATAAAAGAGATCCGAAAGATAACGGAGATTCCGATAATCGCGGAGGGAGGATACGAGGCCGAATGGCAAATCCGAAAAGCGATCGAATACGGAGCGGGAAACGTATGCGTCGGACGCGCGATCTCAAAGATAAACGAATTAACGAAAGATTACGTCAATATAATTAAACGGAGTTTATTAAATGTATAAAACGATCGTAATTGATCTCGACGATACTCTTTTATTATATCCCGAGGAGATAGTATTTACCGATATCGAGGAAAGATATCGCGTCGCTCTCCCGAATTTATACGAAATAAAAAAACTAAAAAACTTGAAAAAAATGGGATATAGAATTATAATACATTCGGGGAGATCCTGGACTCGATACGAAATAACCTTAAAACAAATAAAAGAATTTAAAATCCCGTACGATGAGATCGTTCTCGGGAAACCGCTCGGGATATACGTCGATCGGGACGCGATAACGACTTTAAAGGATTTAAAATGATCGAGAGTTATTTAACAGATAAAATAAAATTCGTACGAGAAAGCAAAGACGAATGGGGAGTAATAACCGAAACGACGACCGCGGAGATCGACGCGAGAGTCGAGGATTCGAACCGCGTTATCCTGGACGCGAACGGAAACGAGGTCGCCTCCGTTATGCTCGTTATGGTAACGAACGCTCAAGTCGTTAATTACGAGGATAAAATAATTATTTCAAAAAAATTCGGAGTCGATTATCCGTATAAAACACAAAAATGGAAAATTAAGGGGATCGCTCAAGTCGGAGGATTTACCGCGGAATATATCGAGGTTTACGTATGAAAGGCGACATCGGATTTACTTTCCATTCGGATCTTTCCGCGGGACTCAAATCCGCTCAATTAAAACATTCGAACGCGCAAAAACTCGCGCTTAAATCTATGGGATTACAATTATTAAATAATATCGTTAACGGATCTCCAGGCGCGAACGTAACTCCTCCGATATTAACGGGGATGCTCCGAGGGAGCGGATCCGTCTTTGTCGGAAAGGATTTTATATTTGATACTCTTAAATTCTTTTCGAAAGGAACTCCCTCCAGGGACTCGGACGAGCGGGACGAGAATACGATAACCGTATTATTTAACACCGCGTATGCCTGGAAAATACATGAGGAATACGATAAAATGAATAAAGGCGCGATATCAGTCCAGGCGGGAAATTGCGAGGGAAAGTTTATCGAAAAGCACTTAATCGCGGACGGCGACGAGTTAATGAGATTATACGCGAAAGTACACGCAAAATATTTTTAAAGGATTATAAAAAAATGTTTTATAATTTTGTAAAATGGTTAAAAAATCAAAATGCGACTATAACGATTTACGCGAACTCTCGGGAGACGACGAGTACGGATAAATGCGTTTTAATCCGAGATACTGGAGGCGACGAGCGCGTCGGACTCAAGTTATCGACGATCCAAATTATCGCGCGGGATACTGATAACGTAAAAGCGCGTAAACTCGCATATTTGATTTACGATCAAATACAAACGACAAAGACAATGGGAGGACGTTTCGGTCAAATTTTACCTCAAGTTATAATTGACGGAGTAACGTATCCTCAAATACAAATCGGACAAATAAGCGGAATTCAAAGACCCGATTTTCTCGGTCAAGACGAGCGGGGATTATACGAATACGTTTTTAATTTCCGAGTACTTTATAATTAAGAAAGGACAAATAAAATGGCAAATAATCCTATCGGAGCGAACGCATGGGAGGGATGTCTCGGAGTCGTTACGGTCGAATTTAACGGAGTCGATATGGGAAAGACGACCGCGGATACGGAAATCGTAATCGATAAAGACGTGAAAGATATTATATATCAGCAAAACGGGACAAAGTTTTTTGACAAAGTTATGACGGGAATGGCGTTACAAGTTAATTTCACGATCGGAGAAATTACGACCGCGAGACTCGCGAGCGCGATACCTGGATGGGTAAAAAGTACGGGAGGCAATTCGTTAAAAATGGGTAAATCGATTTATCAGTCATGGAAAGATAACGCGAAAAAACTCGTTTTAATAAGAGTCGACTCCGAGGGATCCGCGTCGACGGATCCGAAATTCAAAATTAACTTTTATAAAGCATTCCTCGAGGTAACTGGTAACATTCAATACGGCGCGGATACGCAAAGAAATCTTGCAATAACCGCTCATATATTTTGGCACTCGACCGCGAGCGCATTCGGTTATTCGGGATACGCGTCAAGTCTCGGAGTCTCGGGAGTAGTTTAATAATTAAATAAAGAGAGAGGAATAAAAAGGAATGGCGAAATATTTTAAAGATATTTATAAACCGATAACGGTCGAAATCGAGAATATAAAAGGCGAGACGTTTAAACTCGAGAGCCGATTTAAAACCCTGGAGGATACTCGTAATATTGAGATAATGCTCCAGGATCCGAAAAGACTCGAGAGCGATAAACTGATCGAAATAATGATCGCGTTATTCGGCAAAGACGAAATATTTTATCGTCAATTCTCCGTCGAGATTTTAACGGAAGTCTCAAAATATATGAGAGACGAGTCAAAAAAAAAATTGACGACGACTCCGATCTCTTAATATTATTTAAATTTATACGAGCGGGATTTAAAACGGACGATTTAGAGGAGATGAGCGGGAGTCAAAAAATAACTCTTTATGATAATATTATCGAGGCCGAAAAAAAAGATCGGATTAAATTAAAACTCGATTTAGCCGAGGCAATAAATTTTGCATATTCGGGATCGAGGTCAAAAAAAGCGTCCGACGAATATAAAAGATGGCGAGAGAAATTAGTAAACGAGTTATATCCCGAATCTCCTCGATCGACCGTATGGGATAAAATAGCGAAATCGAGGAAAGTAAATTGAGAGGGAGAATATAAATGGCACATTACGCGGGAGCGGTCGAGGGAAAAGTTAATTTAAATACTCAAGGATGGGACGCGGGGATCGCTCGAGTCCAGGGATCGAGTAAATCTTTTGTCGGTCAGTTATCAAGTTTAAAAACGTCGACGCTCGCGTTTATCGGAGCATTCGCGGGAGTCGGAAAAATATTAATGGACTCCGTAAAAGGATTTATCGAGGACGAGAAAGCGGAAAGACGTCTCGATATTGCTTTACAAAATACAAATAATACGATCGGATTAACAACAAAAAATTTAATTGATTTCGCTCAACAACAAAGCAGAGCATCGGGAGTATCTCAAGACGCGATCGTTAATGCGGAGAAATACGCTCTCACGATCGGAATTACAAACGAAAATTTAAAAGAGTCAATAAAAGGCGCGATCGGACTCTCGACCGCGCTCGGAGTAGATCTCGAGACCGCGGTTAAAATGGTCGCGAACGCGACGAATGGAGAATATACCGCACTCTCGAAATATATTCCCGCTTTAAGATCGGCAACGGACGCGACGGATAAATGGTCGATCGTCCAGGGAGTTATGAATAACGGACTCAAAATGGCCGAGGCCGATACGGAAACTTTCGCGGG